CTCGCGCCCCACAACGGACGCACTGTGCCGTTCATCACCGGTGCGATTGACGGCGTCGCCGCGGGCTTCTCAGTACCTGAGGAGGCTATCACAGCGTTGTATCTGCGTCTGGTCCGACTGAGGAAACCTGGTGACCCGCAGGTCGGCTTGCTTCAGCCAGCCGAAGTCGAACGTCTTTTCAACGCCGAAAACCTAGTCCCCGCTGATTTCCCGAAATCCAGCATCATAACACTCATCGACTTTGTGGAGCGAACTCCTTTCCACATACCCGAGACTCTTAATTCTGGGGGTGCCTCGAACCCCCGCAAGGACAATTTCACGTACACTTGCCTCGGGAGCTCAGTCTTTGAGGTCGCTACACCTGCCATGCGCGCCATCGGGAAGCCCTTCGGTGGCGCAGCGTTTGCCCCCGGCCGGTGTCGCAATAATGATGAGGCCTGCGTTCAAGGTAGGATCTTTAAAGTGCAACAGAAAGAACCCTGCAAGGTAGACGTCAAGCATCATAAGTGGACACACGATTACGTTTACGCGTTCCGTCGCTTGCTCCTGGCTGATCAAGCCGGGCTCCTAAGTCCTTGGGACTACGAGGATGTCGTCGCCCAACAAACTCGACCTACCCAACGAGCGCGCCAACGCATGGGTTTCCATTTCCTTGACGTCGTACGCCGTATTGTTAGCTCATTTCAGAAAGCTGAGAGCTACGTCAAAGTCACCGACCCCAGGAATATTTCCACCGTGTCAGAACAACACATGAATCGTCTTAGCTCTTTTTCTTACCCCTTTTACGCACACATATTGAAGCATGCTGTTTGGTATGCTTTTGGCAAGAAACCTCTTGAGATTTCTCAAGTGGTTAGTGATTTATTGCGTGAAGCACCATCCGTCCAAAGTGGCGACATTTCTCGCCTCGATGGTTCGTACCCTGCTGAATTGGGGAAGGTAGTCTCCGCTATCTTCCTCGGGGCCTTTCACCCTCGGTACAGACAAGAGCTGCTTGACCTTCTTGATAACGAAGTGGATTGCCCCGCTGTCACCAAACACGGTGTAACTTACCTCACTGGAACGACTACCCTGTCCGGCTCACCCATCACCGCCATGCGTAACAGCATAGGCGTCGCTTACGTGTTATTCTGTCTTTTATGCGACTTGCGCAATGGGCATGATGACAAGTATGAGTGGGCCTATCGCCACATTGGACAAGTGGGTGGCGATGATTCTTTGAATACCATCCTTACCACAGAGCAATTAGCGACTGGGTTTAGCTGGTGGAACTTGCAGTACAAGCCGAACGAGATAGCTCGCGGTAAACCTGTTAAGTACCTCGGACGAGTCTTTCTCGACCCGTGGGTCGGCGATCTCACCTGCATTGCCGACGTCCCCCGACTGATGCGAAAAGTGCACTTAACGGCCTCCAAGAACACCCCGTTGGAAGTCGTGGTCCATCAGAAAGCCACCAGTTATCATGTCACTGACTCCAACACCCCCATCGTAGGTTCCTGGGCCCGAAAAGCCCTTGAATTTACTCGCAATCATCCCACAGTTCTCAATCAATCTGGGAAGAATTATGAGGACACCGACACTAGCTATTGGGTCACCACCACTAGCGAGTGCCCATCCTATATGTTCGTTAAGCCCCCACCAAATGATCCTCGGGCTTACGAGGCCGCCAGCCAAGAGATAGGATGCGATCCTTGCGATATTCAACATATCGAGAAAAGGATAGATGCTTGCAGTTCGTTGGAGGAACTCCTCAATCTCGAGGAGCAGTTTTATGAACCAGTGGAGATTGGCATCGCAGCTGTTGTTGGCGGCGAAGTCGTCGGCCCACCTCAAAGTAGGCCGATACCCCCGCTCCCTGCCAATCC